CGAACATTCCCTCTTGTCTTGTTTCGCTTGTAGCGGCGGGCTGTGCGGCCTCTTTTCACCTTTCGGCTAATTCCCCACGCTTTTGCTTTTCCTTGCCTCACTGGGCGGTCGCTAATGGTGTTTTTTGAATATCCTTTGAACTTGCCTTTACCTTTGGTGATTAACCCCCATGCTTGTTCAAACGGATCGTCACTGGCTAACTTCATGTTAGGGTGGTTTTCAAACCAATCGAAATCATCCAAATTGTGCATTATCGCTTCTGGTTTCACCAATGGTTGCTTTTGGTCGTAATTGCGGTATCTGTCTGGCCGACCTAATAATTGCGTCTTGAATCCCTGTTTTTCATACAACGGTGCAACAATTGGATTGTTGGTTGCGACTACCGGCATACCCTCCGCCGCTTGTTCGCCTGCTAATTCGGCAAGCAATTCTTGAGCCTCCCAAGGCATATTCTCATCGTAATTTGCCCCCTCTCCGCCAGCATAAGGCGAATCGAGGAACAAGAAATCGTCATCGGGGTCTAATCCTAATTTGAAGAAGTCGGCAAAGTCCATGCCAGAACGAATATCAAAATTGCGATACACTGGCGCATTCACGCCATAGTCAATTTTTGAACCAGCAGGGAATTTGAATAGAGGTGCGTTTGAGGTTTGGTTGGCCCAACCTTGGGGCATCCTTGCATCTCCCCTCCATGCCATTCTTTGATAACGAGCATACTGTTCCAGCATGTCTCGCACCTCTTGTTCCGACAATTCTTCTCCTTCTTTTTCTCTACGGAGATAATCGTTGAAAGAATTTGGTAGCAATGTATCCCAAGTAGAATTGAAGCCATCCTTTTCTCTCGTTCTCCGCCCTTTAGGAACTGCGCCTCGGATTGCCTCATAATATGTTTGTTTAGGCACGACACCATCTTGCATGAATGGCTCCATATCTAAAATCATGTCATTGTTTTGGATACGCCTGAAGACTTCGGGCATGAATCTATTGTAATCCGCAACCAACGCTCTTTGACCGGGATTAACATTTGCTGATGCGTTTAATGCCCCCATGAAAGGTTCAAGCATACGCCTTCGCCCTCCGGTTTTCTTAGAAGGGTTTAGAGCCATAGCACGACGCAATGGGCCGATATAATGGGGTTGCGCTTTACTGCCAGTGTATTTCATTGGCGCAGGTATAATTGAGCCTCTATTTGCTTCGTAATCCCGCATGATTTCTTCAAAGCGTTCGGGAGGGAATGCTTTGATGCCACCTCTCGCTTTTTGGATGAGGTGTGGCCTTAACGACCCCCATGCTTGATCGAAGGCGGCCATTATAATCAATCACCTTTTCATCAAAGACCATCCAACATCAAATGACTTTTTGACATCTTTTTGCTTGTCAAGGAGTCTATAACACGCGCACTTTGGTTTAGACATAGAACATTCAGTTCCTTTGAGCATACAAACGCAAGGAGTTTCTTTGGTTGCACCGCAACAACATGATGTTTTCTTTTCTGCTTTTTTCAAATCGCTCATAAATTCTTCTTTGAACGCCGATACCGCTTCTTCTTTGGTATGGCCTGAATATCTCTTTCGCTTTCTTTCTCCATCAATCATCATAGATACTTCGATGGTTTCATTGCCTACTGATACTGTTGGTTCTTCTTTATTCATATAAAATCATCTCACTTTAGCAATTCCACCTTTTCAATGCCGCACCTTTAGGAGTCAATTTACCGCCCTTGCTGGTCGGCCCTTTGACCCCTCCCATTCTGGCGCAAAATGACTTTCGACGCTTTGCTTTCTTTGAACCGGCTTTCAATTTACTCGGTTTGGTAGTGACTGGTGGTTTTAGATTAGCCCCTTCTTCACGCTTGAACTTAGCCCTGCCCTTAGCATTCAATCCACCTTTTCGGCTATGTTTGTTTGGATTGTAGCCGTGAAAAGGCTTGTCTTTTGCTTTAATTATGTCTTCTCGCATTAAGAATGCTTTTGTTAAAAGATTACAATTACTGCAATTGCATGATTTCACCATAGTTGGTTTCCCTCCGACACCTTGAGGCTTTGAACGCTTTCGGCGCGTAGCCGCCTTCTTGTCATCTGCGCTCATACCTCTTGTTGTTTTAGGTGTTTCGCTACTTACTTTTTTTGAAGGTCGGCACTTAGGGTATCCCTTACTGTTTGTTTTCGCTTCACCACGACCGCAGGGTGGATGCTTACCATCCTTGTCTTTTCGTGAAACATCGACCCATTTCTCTTTGAACCAACGCCTTAAGTCCTTAGTAAGAAGATCCGAGGCAGGGGATTGAATCATTTCTTTTTCCCCTTCTTTTTCCAGCCGCCGCCCTTTCCTTTATACCACTTAGAAGCCCAAGCATTTGCATAAGCGGAGGGATAGACTTTGAATTTAGAACGGGCTTTTGATTTGGCTTGCGACCAAAGACCGGGATTGGTGGGGGCGTTGTCGCCCTTATCGACGCTTTTCATCATATCCCATGCAACATCAAATGCTTCATTAGAACGAAGAATAGTGTAATTCTTGTTGTTGCGTTGAGAGGGCTTTGACACTTGTTGTTTGCCGTGTATTGTCTTTGAATACTTGCATGAAGGACATTTAGGCGATTTACCTTCGCCATGACATTCAGTGCAAACATGGCGGCCCGCTTTAGCATCTGGTGTTGGCTTTTTCAAACGGTTAATCTCCGTTTTCCAAAAAACAGACTTGTTTAACGAACCAAGTGCGTGTTTTTTACCACATTGATTACAAAGAAGTGAAGTATTTTTTCCTCGACCATGAGGTATTAAGCGGTTGGAGCAATCAGGGCATTTCATTACAAATCATCTCAATATGGTTTAGTCCACTTTATAGCATCTTCAATCAAACAAGTAGTGCATTTTTGCGAAGTTGATGCTGTTTTACACTTTCTACACACTGTTTTGTATCGTATAGATTCTGGCAATCGAGTCCTTACTCCATGCTTGAAACGACCGTAGCGATTTTTAACATTGGTCGTGCGCCTTCCCATATGTTATCGCATAAAGGACACTGCCATAAAAAAACTCGGTCGCGATTGCCAGCATAAAAACCGTTAATTCTAATTGCTAAAACATTTTTTTCACATGCAGGGCATGTTTGAGAAACTTTGTTTCGGTATTTTTTAATCAATCAAACACCTCATGCGTGATGGCAAGCATGAACATAAGTCAAATGTATATGTGTCAATGAAGAAGCGGCAGTAGCCCACCCTGAAGGGGCCGAAATAATTATTTTATCGGCGGCGACTGTATAATCGACTCCTTGAATTAGTGTCCTTGATAAACCGCCAGTAGTGTTTGCATACATTTGAATGTTCACCAAATATCCCGGTTGCCCTACTTCTTCACTCCGTAATGGAGCAAAAAGAATTGTAGTGCCAAAAACAATTTCACCGGCTGTTAATGACGCATAGGTTCCCTCCCATCGAGAAACACGGTGAACGGGTGTCAATTGATATGAGCCTCCGCCGCCAGCCAATGTTCCACTGCCTTGATCTCCTTGAAAGAACAAATGTGTTTGGCCCGAACCATGTTCAACTCCACTGTGAAATCCAGCAGGGTCGCGAGCGTAAAGGTGGCCTAAACCAGTAATAGGTAAATCCGCCGCATTAAATCCAGCAATATGATCGTTGCGAATATGAGCCGCCGAACCATCGGAATGAATTTGTTTTGCTAAAGGATAAGGGCCGGGTCGAAAGAATGTTCTTTTGTCTTCAAGCCCAACAATCACTACTGAACTTGAACCCTTTCCGACGCGAATGGATGCTAAAACAATTGATTGTTGATTTAGATGTGCCGAGGGAGATGAAGGGAACAAACCTGAAGCAGTATCTACAAATGAACCGTAAATTAAACCAATGTTGTTATTTTTACTTGGGTCGATATAGACAAGCATTATTGCTTCTTCGTTTGCACCTGATGGATTGGAGATTGCCGAACCTGAATGGGTGCTGTCAAGATTGGCAGTGTTGGCTGAAACGGTATATGTCGTTTGAGATACGGAATAAAACATGCCATCTAAACAAACGGTTCCAGCATCAACAATTACTTGGGTTGCTGAACCAAGTGAACCGACTAAACGAACCACGCAATTGCCCGTATTCGCATCATTTCTGGCAGTGTTATTGTAAGCACTCATTGTCACAGGGACAACGCCGTTCAAGAATCCTCTTTCGACAAAATTAGTCAATGTGGGGCTTGTTAAAACATCGGTGTCTCTCAAACCGTCTGCTTGGTATGAAACGCCAGTAGCGGTCTTCAAGTGTCCTTCGGCAAGGTTTGTATTACCCATTATCGCACCTCCATTAGAACATCAATGCGAACCTCGGTATTTGAGTCCTTTGTAATCGGCAAAAAGGTTGAACGGAACGCTGGTGTATCTAAGGAAGTATCGCCGTGTATTGCTAATTCCATTATTTCAGAAGAAGCGATTTGTTGAGTGTCGAATAGAGCAGTGACCGCAATGGTTCGATCATCAATCCGTGTGACTTCAGGGGTGACTGATAATTGGCCGTTGCCAACGCCCGCATCTCTCGATGAAGAATTGCCACCGGATGAACCAAGGCTTACGCCTGAAATCAATGTTTGCAGGTGGTCGGTTAAAGCGGCTTTAATTGAATCTAAAATTGGCATCAGTGGTAGCCTCCTTTCATCCCATGCGGGAGGTGATTGCGCGTAGGATACAAATTGCGTTGATACTCTCGTTGTGAACGGTAGCAGTGGTTACTGCATTGATGCCTCACTTTTCCGTTTTTTACATTCTCATAACGCGTCATTGGCCCATTACAATATTTGCACTTTGGCTTTTCTTTAGCGACACTCCATGCTTCATTAAATGTGCCCATATCATTTCACCTTTTGATTGTTTGCGGCTTCAATGAACTTTTCACATCATGCCTTCTTACTTCGCAATAAGGTTCTTGGGGATCCATACACATATACGCAGGTTCGACAAAACGACCACTTGAACCGATATATCCGTCTTGATATTGCATTGGGCCTCTACATAAGGGGCAATTCATAGGATCCATCCGGTGTTTCCAATTAGAACCATCTGGTGCAATCCATCCCTTATCTCGCTTCATTATACTCCATGCTTCATTGAATGCGCCCATATCATTTCACCTCAAAGAACCGGCTCTTACTATTGCCGAGAGGCTTTGCTTTCTTATTGTTATCGGCAACACCGATTCGGCCTAAACCGCCGTCATATTTAGCCCCAATGATGAAATGTTGCTTATTGTTGGTGCGAACATACATTTTGGCGACAGCGATTATTTTGACTGAACCGCTTAACGCAATCTCATTCAATTCGTTTGATTCCTTTGCCTTGCTTTGGGTATTGTTTTTATTGCCCGTTGCCACTTGAATGTCCGAAAGTAGCCCCTCAATACCTTTTTCATACTGTGCGACAATTAAATCGGTAGTCCCAAGTGATTGATAATGAGTCGCTTCAAAGACGGCGAATGTGCCTCGAATCCCATGAGTCGGCAAATCAATTTTAACCATGTCACCGGGAATGATTGATGAGGCTTTGAGCAAACCATTTATGGTGATTAAAGGTGCGCCATTTTCGGCTCGACTTAACAATGACTTGGCAATTCGCAGTGCTTCTTTATTTGTTTTCAATCCCGGAACTTCTTTTTTCAAGACCCTTACTAAATTATCATCTGGAGTTGAACCCGAAGCCTTTCTCATTTTTTCCAAGTCCTTTACTGTCACTTCAATTTTTTCGTTTTCAGCAACAACATCCCCAACTATAACGACTTGATTTGGTGAATCAAACATTTTACTAACTTGAATCTCTCGCGCCCCACTATCCAAACCAAGACGAATGTTTGTCTCTCTAAAAGTGCTGTCTGAATAAATCATAGCACCATTTTCTTCAACAACCAATTGCCTGCCATCCATTTCAGTCAATGATTTAATGACTTCAAGTATGTTCAAACCCTTGACATTACGAGCCACATACTCTCCACTGTGTTGTTTCATTAAACTTAATATCGGATTCGCACCAATACCAATTTCATTTGCGAGTCTCGCACCTTGATTTTTAATTATATCATTTGAAGGGTATGGCAAAAATCCAGCGATGTTGCCTGCCGAATCATTTAACAAATTCAAAGCGGCATCGGAGGTTCTAAGTCCAATGAAACCATATTGCCCTACCAAAACATCTCCAATTGCTATTTCTTTTGAAATAAAGTCGCCATCAATGTTCCGAATCGAAATGAAACCTGTTTCGTCATCAATTCCCGCAACCCTATACAATTTTTCATTTGAGTCAATCAAATAAGGGGGGAATTTGCCATCTTCGATTCCAATGTTATCTTGTATTACGCTTGAACGAATGTATTCCTCAACAACGCCGCCGCCTTTACCATCCAACAATCGCAACGGTCTTTGAGAACCCATTATGAAATCGCTTGGACTATATTCAAGTAAGCCACGATAGGCCAAATTTGTTTTTGTCACCTTGTTTGTCCTGTGGTCGAACTTTCTCCAAACGAAATCTGATATTTTGTTTAAGACAACGGCGTTATCAATGAAAGAAGGTGCAGTTGGTAATGAAGGCGTGAATGACCTTTTGTTTTGAATGGTTTGCGCCGTTGCTGTTCCGTCGTTTAAGAATAAAACATCACCATCAACATAATCGGTGATTTCGTTTGTCACGCCTTTCAACAAACGCCCATCAATACTTGTATAGGTGATTTTTCCTGTTTTTCCAATCACAGCCAATGTTCCTGATGCTGGCAAACTTACTGCTTGCTGTAAGAGTATAGTGCGGTCTGTTGCCCCTCCGCCAGTGAATGTTTTTACAGTAGTAACAGAAGGATAATCACGAAGCATTGTTTTTTGTTGTTGCATTTTGAACTCTCTATCTCTTTTGGCATAATCGCCAGCATTACCGGTTCCATCTACCTCATAACTCGATTCCGATTGATACAATACTTCGTTACCACCTGATACTGTTGATTGAGAATATCGAGCCTCAACAGGCGCACTAAACTCTCCATTTTTCTTTCGGTTTGCATCGGATTTGAAGTGTTGTAGCATGTTTGCGGAGGGTATCAAGTGCCAAACAGCCGTTTGGTCGTTTGCATCGGGCCATTCTATTTTCAAAGCACCGCTTGATGATGCCAACACATCAATTGACCCCAAAGCACGATCTTGGTTTATCTCAAAAACACCGTATCTCTTGTCGCGTGTAAATGGTTGAAAACCTAAACCGCCAGTATTGACTGTGGAGGCATTCGCTCCCAAGACCCAACCATCACTTTGTAGGTTTGAAGCCCAACCATACATCTTCAATGGCCTAACTAAGCGAACAACATAATCAATGTATTTTCTTTGAGGCTGGTGTGCTTGAGCCAAAGCACCGTCAAGAACCGACTCATTATTCAAAGACTCTTCAACACGGTTTAGGTATGTCTTTCTTAGAATATAAACGCCTCCCCATGCTGGCATATCAGCCGCCCCTCGCACCGACCAATAATCCATGCCATGCGTTTGAGCATCGACTCTTACAGAATCATTTGAAACCGTAATTGCTCCCTTTGCCGCATTCCCATCTGGCGACCAATATGGGTATTCGTGGCTCATAGCAACGGTAGGAGTTGTATAAAGAGAACCGGCGGCGGGATTTGAGCGAACACCAGTAGTCATTCCTTGAAACCGCCGACTTGTATTATTGCCCCATGCGGGCAACACAGGGAACATTTGACCTATTGCCAAATCGCTATGTAAGGATACGGATTTAGTGCCAGTGACTTGATAATCTGTTCTTTTAGCGGCATTTCTTTCGTTTTCAGTTTCGATTACCATTCCAAGTCGAGGTTCGCCTCTTGATTGTATTTGCCTATGGTCGGCAATTTCAGAAAGGGGTATAGGTGCGGCGGCATAAGCGTTTTTCAAGCCCCATCCAGTAATCGGATAATGCGTTTCACCGTAGTTACTTGCTACCGCCGCCGCATTTTGATGAAAAGCCGAACCTTTGAGAGTGTGATGTTCGGCAAGTGACCCTATGCGTATGACGGGTGACGCTGTTTGCTTAAAGGCGTTTGGCGACTCTTCTTGGTTGAATGTAGGCGAACCAGTATATTGCACCAAATCAATGAATGGATCTACCCCTTTGTTTTGAGGTATCATATTCAAAGACGATTGAGAGTATGCGTGGGCGTTTGGCAGTGTTTTGTCGTATTTCAAAGACAAGTAGGCTTCGACATTTTCAATTTCACTTGTAGATAAAGCCCTATCGTAAATGATTATTTCACCTATTTGCCCGTTTAAGAAAAATGAAGACGGAACATTACCAACAGTCATTGCTTCACTTGTTGATTTGTAAAAAGCCGTCGTTCCAGTTGCTTCTTGCGCCCCATTTAATCGCAAGGTTGTAGTCGCAGTTGCACCTGCCCCGTCGCCTCCACTAATTATGCACGACACAATATCGGCTCGGTTTAATTCTAAATCGGTTGTTGATTCTCTTACCTGCCAAGATGTGTTTGCGCCAGTCCAAAATTGCCATCTATGGTTGCCAGTTAATTTGGCATACAAATTATAACCAGCCTGTGCGCCCGATGAAGAACGAGATTCCATTATACCTTGGTAATTGTTGTTATCAGTGTCAGTGGCGGCAACTACAAACATAGTTAATTCATTTGGATTTAAAGCCGCATCAAAAGCCGCCATCACTAATTTATCTCCGCCGTCGCAATCAACAACAGGATGGTTGTTAAAATCTCCATCCGATGCAATGAATTTAGGTTGAGATGTCGCAGTGTTTTGAACAAATGTTCGACCATTGCCGGTTGAATCGGCCCATTCACTTATAGCCTCACCGTCTTTTAACTCCAAATCACCTGCTTTAAGCCAAAGAACAGTTCCAGAAATCGGTAGCGTGGATGGCCGCACTTCTTGTTCTTTCAAATCCCAATGACCTGAAGCAAGAGCAGTAGGGTTTGTTGTTCCAAATGTTTCTAATTTTAATTTGCGGCCCATCCCCAACGGTTCGTCACTAATCGACAACGGCTTGTTTGTTGCTTTTGAAATCCCCATGAACTTGTTTGCTTCAACGGTTTCGCCGGAGAATACAAATCCAATTGGAGTTGATGCGGTTGCGTATGTGGCTTTGGCGGTAGGAGTCATCCATTGAGAACCATGATTTGTAGCATCAGGAATTGAATTCATTGTATCATGTAATCCTCCATCAAAACGCCCCTTTCCAAATATACTCTCCATATTTGCTGTTGTCTCGGTAGGTGTGCCTGCCAACATGTCAAGGGCATCGGAGGTTGTTCTTGCCCCCCATGCACGAACCGGCAAATGCCGTGAATAATTGATTGCCGTTAAGGGATTCACCAAATAATTGATTTTTGTTGTAGCCACTCCATCGGAGTCGGCATCAATAGTGACTCGCGCACCGTCTTGGTTTGGATCTAAACCGTCACCGATTCCTTCACCTCTTGTTTTTCTCATAGGGGCTGTTCCAAACAAATTACCCACCGAATCAAGAATTTGCATAGTTCCTTCTGGTTCAGCCAAACCAGTGTGACCCATCAATACCGCACCTGCTGAACGGATTCCTTCGATAGTTCCATGACCTGCGGCATTCAACCCATTGTAGCCATAATTTTGCCTCCACTGATTGACATAAAGCATCTCAAATGGTTTTGCATTTACGGCAAGTCCAGCAGTAGATTGATTTGAATAATTTCTCAAGAACAAGCCGTTTGTTGCAGGGTAATTTGTTGCTCTTGGCATTCCCGATTCTCGATAACGGAATGTAAGGTAATGTTCTCTTGAAGTTCCCAAAAGTGCAGGGTGACTGTATTCAGCCAACCATGTGCAAAGGAACGCGTCGGGGGTTGCGCCAGTATTGGTGTCGGAGTCTTTCATTAGCCCCATGTCGGTATGCTCTGAAACGGTGTATGATGAGCCGCCATAAATAGGAACAGCCGCCATATTAAGCGAATCTGGGTCATGTAATATCAATGGCGGAGTTGTTGCCAATTCTGTTGCCGACCGAGGCACTAAAACACCTTCATTTGCCCCTCTTACACTCCAAACAGTAACACTTCCAGCAGTAGTTGTATAAAATGTTGCAGTCGGAGGTTCAGGTCTGCCGCCAATCATAGAAGGATTACCCAACAAAAATCCATTTACCATGAATTCGCTTGCTGTATTTGCTCTATTAGTTAAAGACAAAGCATCGGTTAAAGTCAAATGCGTTGGCCGATTTACACTGCTGATTGCAGTTTCAACCAATGTTCCTTGAGATACCTTTTCAGGCGAACCTTCAACCTTAGTATGGTTTTGTCCCGGCGCAATCAAATAATCTAAATTTGTTCTTGGCGTTATAGAAGAATAGTGAGATTTATGATTATGCAAACGAGAACCGACGAGGTGTTCAGTTGTTGGCAACCCATCACCCGAAAATGAACCTGCATTCGTTGTATATCCCGCAACCCCTTTAGTTTCTAAAGTGTCTAAATTGAATCTGGTAGCCGAATTTGAAGATTCACCATTACCAAAACCAAAGTGCTTATGTTCGGTCTTTGCTTCAAACATAAGCGAATAAGATGAACCGAATGAACGATGCAATTGCCGCCTATGCGCCATTGGTGTCCCTCGATGACCCATTGGAGTTACAAGAGAGTGACCTTGACGGCCAAAGCGAATCCGATGATGTGGATATTTAGTTGTAGATAATGTGCCGTTTGTTGTTTGATTTAGAACCGAACCTCGTTCTACATGGTCGCTCGCCCTATGCGCTGTAAAGAATCTGGTGCTACCGCTTGGTATTACTGCAAAACTGGATTCAGTATTGTATTCAATGCCAGATACAAACTCTCCATAACCATGACGGATTCTTTTACAGTGAAATACCAGCATTCTATCATGCGTATCAAACTGTGATGGCTCATTGCTTGCTTCAGGGACACCAGCCGGTCGAGGGTCGGGGGCCGACAAGCCACCCATGCCCCATGACTTATTCGACCATGCTTGAACCCTGTCGTGGCCTGTGCGAACAAAGATTTCTCCGGGTATCTCTTTGTCGTCGGGTAATTGGATTTCCATGTTTGGTTCAAACAAACCATTGGGGGCCGAAGGGCCAAATGCTTCATCGGTCGAATCGGTTCTTTTACGATTTGTTTTCACCGCAAAATCCTTGATTACGGTTCCGAATGGAGAGCCGCCTTGTAAAGTCAATACATTGCCTTGATCGTCAATAACATCCATGTCATCAAAGACCTTTTCTTCATTTGAAATTAACATGTCTTCAACAGTGTTCGTATTTATTGTATCAGTTAAACGGAATGGTCGAGCATACATTTCGTTAGTTACTGTTGATTTCAAGCCCTTGTCTTTGGTTGGATCGGCATGAAACACATTTGCATTACCTAATTTATTGCCAGAAGAACCAATTGTATTTTCAACACTGTTGAAATTTGAAGTGTAGCCATTTTCATATTGAACAATTGATGTTTTGGCCCGCATAGTAGAACCATATTCAAGAGGTTCAATGTGCAATGGTTGGTTATTAGTGACTAATGCTTGACCGGCTTCGGTAATCCCCTCAATAGTTGCTTCTGTAATGTTGTAATCTGGTGCAGGGACAGCAGGGGAATAACAAGAATTTAGACCTTCGATAGAAAAGCGACAATAGCCGCCCCCACTTGCCTCGGTGACACCTGCTTTGCCCCCTCCACCTCTATACACTCGATGAGGCGATGGCAAAGCCATATTCCCGCCATCCATCGGCTTCGCAATCAATCTCCATAAAGGAACGCCGCCAACGCCTTGAACCACCGGCCCCATGTTTGCTGGACTCCAATAAATGTCGTCGTTGAAATTAGCATATCCGGTAGCAGTGCCATCTTCGGCAGTCCTGTTTCGATTCCATGAAAATACAATAGTGTGTTTTTCCGGCTCGCCAGTAATTTTAGCCGTAGTCCAATTTGCCGGAACACCCGTAGATGAATAACCCGGCAACCCCGAAACAGTCAAAATAGCATATCCTTTTTGATTATACTCGTTTATTGCGGTATAATTGTAGGTGGTTTCAGTGCCAGACACCAAAACGACAATTGTTCCTGATTGGGGCAAATCAGAAGGATAGCCTCTCTCAAAATGGCGACCACCAAGTAAAGTGTGTTCGGTGAATTTGACTACAATTTGAGTTGCCGATATTTGAACCGGAGCATCAGTATCCCAAGAAGGCCGACTCGACATTCGGACATATCGTGCTTTTAGCAATTTTGTTGCGCCAGTCGTTGAGAGTTGTTGCGATTGATGAGCGTTAATTTGGGCGGCAATGTATCGAGTTGCTCTTTCAGTGCCTAAATCAAACGACATTGAAGAGGCAGTGGCCGCCGCCGCTAAATCAATTCCAAGCAAATTAGTTGTAGTGGTCGGAACGGGAACCCCCGAATCGGCAAAACTTGTTTTTATGATAACTTGAAGACCTTGTTTCCAATTATTCGTATTTGTCCCATATTGCCATGTAGTGATGTCATCCGCATATTCAAGGTCGGGATATGTAAAGTGCATCGCTAAAAAACCAGAAAGCGGATAACCAGATGTCGTGCTTCCCAAAGAAGTGTTTTTTGAGGGATAAATTTTCTTTCGGTAAATGGTTGTTTCAGTCATATTCACCACACACCTTTACCAGTAAAAAGAGTCGTTGCTTCTGCAAAAGTCAATCCTCTTTTGAATACTGCAACATCGGCCAAAGAACCACCTTGAAAGTGAATTGGGCCTGCATGATTAGCCCCCGTCGTTAATGACGATGCCACAGTTCCATAATACCTTGTTGATGTATCTTCGACATTTCCTATTTCATGAAAATAACCACTGGTAGTCACACCGTCACCAAAATGATCCATTGGCGGTGGCGGGCCTTCTGCAAAATTCCCTGTTCCGGGGTCAATCTCAATATCCGGCGCACCAATCAAAGCCATGCCAATTGTTACCATTTCATTTTGTCTTTTGCCGTTGGCAATGTTAGATAAAACCGCAGGGTGGTCGGCTGAACCAGTTTGATTGACTCGAAAACCATTTGCATCATTGTTTGGCGAATTACCTTTGTAATGTTGGTCTTTTGTGAATTTCATAAACTCCGACAAATCAATGAGAGCATTACTTTCACTTGGCACACCACCCGGTTCTCTATACAAGTCCCCTGTGCTACCCAAATAACAAATCGGCTCTCCCTCTTTAAGACCTACAACTACATGTATCCATTGCCCACCCGCATAAGTCATTTTTCCTCGATTCAATGCAGTGGTGTCTAAGAATGCGACATTTACTGGATTGCTTGCATCCCCTGATGGATAAGTTAATCCAATGTAGATGTTGCCTAAATCTGTTCCTCCGGTTGAGCCGCCAATGTGTAGCCCCCAAGGTGATGATGACTTAATACCATGAATTACCGGCCCTGAAAAAAAGGCCGAAGCCCCTGTTCCAGTTGGTTTTATCCACGCACTGATTGTAAAATTATTAGTATCAATGTTTTTTACGCCATTGTATGTATAAATTGCAGGTGTATTGTTGCTATCAAATAACGCCACGCAATCTCCGTGACCGATAGGTATGCCTTTACTGCCCGAATCTTTATTGGCATTGTAAGCAGGGCCATTGACAGCAGTAAGAGTGCCATTTGTAGTTACCCATAAAGGCGAATCATCCAAATCATTTACTAAAAGCGTTCCATCTTGGTTTTTACTACCACTAATTGTTGTATTTAAACGAGCATAAAGAAAGCAAAGGTCGGTCAATTTACCTGCGGAGTCTAATTCGCTTTTATGGTGAAAGCCTCTCAATGACGCTTCATTTAGAGTATCCTCATTCTTTATGTCGGTAAAGTCCAAAATAGCGGATGCTGTCGAAACATCTCCTAAATTTTGAAATCCAACAAAACCTCCAAGTTTTTCAAGCAAAGGCAGGTTAGGGTTCCCCCCGCTTACAATAGTTGCACCAGTGTTATAATCACCCGGAACTATCGGTTTTGAATAATAGTGCTTGTATTCATTTTCATAATTTCGACCAGTCCCATCTGCAATGTCGGCAACAACTCCTGTATGACCTCCGCCAAAGAACAGAATTCCTTGACTATCCTTTGGCGGCCAAATGATTTCAACTTCGACTTCTTGAACAGTAGCAATGGCACTACCGCCCCCGCCGTTTTCTTCAGCGAAAAATTGTTCGTAAAACGCCCCTACATCTTTGTAAGGTGTTATGTCCTTTAGAAAAACGCAATCCTCGCCAAAATCATTACTGTTTATAGGATTACGCGTCATCGACCTAAATTCAGCCAAGCGGTCATTTACTCTTATGATTCCAACCATATCTCCGTTATACTCATTCATGTTTCTAAATGTCCTATACCAATGATCTATACCTTTGCCTTCTATCGCCAAATGGTTGATTTGAGGGGGTGTTGCGCCGGTAGAAAACAAGGCTGGCAACGGCTTAATCATGTTATGGGTTGCACTTGCCGCCGCATTCATTGTAGTGGCCCCAATGCGCTTTACAGTAGGTGAAATAACAGTATTCACCACCGTATGCGACCCTATACCGTCGTATCTACGCCGAACATCAGGATATGTCGTCACTGTGTTATCTGGGTTGAACAATTGAGAACCGTGAACCGCACCTGTAAAGGTAGTAATTGGCAAATATGTTTCTCCATCATCACCTAATGGCAATGGCGCAGGGAATGAATTGGCTTTGAAATGTCGGCTATTTGTAGCGACTAAGCCGCCAAACCCAAACGCTCTACTTGGCCGGTAAGGATTAGGGCTTTTGTTATCAATCCAAACAGCAAAGTTGCGGCCAGCCGCACCCGGCACTGTGCTATGAATTACAATGCTAAAACCCCTCTCTCCACTTTTACTTTCTACCGCTTTACCTGCGAATGCCCTTACATAGCCCATGTGAGAGCCAGTGTCGATTGAAGTTGAATAACCGCTTGTAAAAATGTAAGGTGGGTCAAAGGCACTGCCCCCTGCCAAATTCTTTGCATTAGGATGTCCGGCTTGATTTATACGACGAATTATTTCATTAAATGAACTTTCAAAATCTCCTTTACTTGCGGCGATTTCTCCCAAATTCAAATCCATAGGCATAACATACCTTACATCTCCGCTACTGCTTTTTCCAATAAGGTTCAACGCCGCCGAGCGACATTCAATATCAGGTATCAAAGGTCGGTCATTGCGAGGCATATAATTCTCTAAAGGATCGACTTCAAATGCGCCCATATCTGGGCCATCAGAATGTATCCATATTTTATGTGTATCGTGTTTGTCTGTTTGCACTTGAGTTGATGCCAAGCCGAATGCCGATTGAATAGAGCCTGCTAAACGCCCCCGCACTGTATCCCTATCTCCCGAAGTATTTGTTGTCATTCCCGGCACATGCAATATATCGCCAAGAACAATAGGAATGCCTGCATAAATTGTAGAGGTGGTTGCGCCGCTTCTCAATGCTTGCCGGTAAGGATGGGTGCTTATCTCCGTTGTTTCAAGCGGGTTATAGGCTTTCACTGTCATTGCGGAGGATGAAGGAACCGCAGTGATTACGCCGGAGATTCCATGAGGATAAGCGGCAAGAAAACCTCCTTCGCCAATCAACACCGACATCCCCACTAAAAATCCAGCCGTAGGGCATCTTAAATCAATTTCATAATCAGTGGCCGATGTATCCCATGCCGAGCCTGCAATAGTCACTGTTTGCACTGAAGGTTTCATGCAACGGATTTTTTGACCGTGTGAAGCATCATTTACTTTTAATGAAGCACACGGTTTATACATTCCCCAATCCTTTGAAAACCGGTTTTCATACTCCGACATTTGCGGGCGGTTCATTGCCGTCATAGTGCAATCTATGGTAAGCGTAGTGCATTTGTCGGTTGGCAAAGGGTCGCCTTTCTCTACTGATGATTTTAACAAGTGTTCAGTGTCAAACATCATTGAAGGAAAAATAGGTAATTCAACCAATGAGCGAGTCGAAGCATAAAGCGTAGATGTTGCTTTATCGTTACGAACAGAAGGATTACCTGATGTGACAATTCTATCTTTCCATCCTTTCAAAATTGGGTTTTCGACATAACTTTTTTGTATGTCTATCCCCCCTTGTCCCAATCCACCTAAAGTCATTGAAACGGTTGGCGTTCCTAAGTCACCAATCTCCTTCACCGGCATACCCTTTGACAATTCAAAATCTCTTTCTGAACGCTGGTCTGCTAAATCCATCAGTTGAGATCGACCTTTGATTGTAATGTGTGAATCGCCGGATGCAGAAATCTGTGGTGCAATTTCTTCAACCCTGCCCTTCATCACTGTGTTTTCAATTGAAACAATTGAAGGGTCAAGAGCATTATCATTAAGTGAAATAAAATCACTCAATCCACTATGCCTATTTTTGTTCGTGGGGTGTATCAATAAAATGTTTTCATTGTTTTCAATTACATTGTCGATGATGTCAAAAACTTGCAGGTTTGCTCTTGAAAACGAAGAAGGGGTTTGTTTAGAAGAAGTGTGTGCTGTAAGGTCGCCTCCCCCTCCTGAAACGACTGTCAAATTGTTATAATTGCTTTGAATAGTGTCATCTGGAGTAGTAATAGAAGGCACACCAATGGGTCTGCCATATCCTTGTAAAGAGGTTTTTTGAACACTTACGCACTTATCTACATTGATGAATGGAGAAGGTGTAATGCCGCCAAAAGGTGCTGAACTCATAGTATGATTTTTTAATTCTTTATTGAAATTCTTAACAGGTATTGAAACCAAACCGCCGGGTGCTGTTATTTTTAGAGGGTAGGTCGATTCCTTCAACGCAGTGGTTGAAAGTTGCGGGTCTGCCGCGCCTAAACCGTAAGGTCGCATGATTATATCTCGTAGCGGCCTTCTATTGGTGATTGGTTCAGCCCCCGTTTGTTCGGTAAAATCATATATGCTACTCATAGAAGGTATTGTCTTTTTAACGACTAAATATCCCTTATCGCCATTAGCATGATATGTAGCAAATCCAGCATTTACATTGCTTTCACTAAGAGATGTTCCAGCAATCACTTCGCCGGTCAAATCAATTGCATCATAATACACCAAAATACGATTTGGCAGTTTTGGATTGACGGCTAAACCCAATGCTTCAATATCTAATTCAATCACTGCGACTCGACATTCTTTTTCGGGAGTTAAATGTTGAATGTATGTGGGGTTTGTAGGCTTGCCATCTACCATGTCGGCTCGATGTTTAATATCCAAATTTTTGAGTAAGAAGGGCCGAATATCCTCAACGGCAATACCGATGACTTCATCAAATGATGAACCGGGCAAGACTGAATTTGTAAATGGGTCAAATTGCCCTTTACTTGATTCATAAACCAGCCGATTGAAATACACTCCTGATTGGTCTTTGTTTTCTAAAACAAGTGTGCTTTGGTTTTGAACCCTCAACACTTCACCATTATACACCGCTTCTGTAATTTTAACAGAATCGTTTTCTGAAACCATTGACTTTAAACCTAAATCGTCGGCTTGATAAGAAAAAGAATCGGAAATACCTTGTATTGTTCTTTTAATCTCTTGAGCGTCGGGGTCGGGTAATTTGCGGTTAAAATACCGGCCTTCTATAAGATTGTAAGCCGTCAAACCAGTCGCGGCGAAATCTTCAGAAGGTTCGGTTAATTTTTCCGGCATTTTTACCCCTCATAGATGTCCGTATTTATTCAAAAAATACCCATTAACGGCATTGCGGGCCATATGATTTGCACCACCAAGACCGTATATCAAAACTTCTGCTACTCTAAAATTAGCCACTGAACCACTGCCTGAACCCGATATTGAGGTGTTGGGGGGGTTTGCGGCATTGAAAGAAGCGGCTGTATCGGAGCCAAACAAGGAAACAAAACCGCTTAAATCGGATGAAACACCAGCACTACCGCCCGCATAGGTATGAACCAAAACGCCTCGATGAAAAATGTATATGTTTCTTGTTATTGGGTCTAAAGAGATTTCAACAAGCAGTGTGCTTTGAGTTGTTGCGGAGGGGGATACTGTTGCCGAACCAGCACCGGGGCCGTCGATGAGATAGGTTCCAGAACCCGTTTCGGTAACATGTGTTGAAGCAGGCGTTCCAGTGCCGTTGTCGGCGGCAAAAAGCACTGTTGCTGTGCCGGATTGCCATACAGGGCGTATATAGGCAAAAACAGACCAACCCCCAATTGTATCTGCCGCAACAAAAGCATTCGCATTCCCGCTTGCATTGCCAAGCATAAACAATGCCTCGGTGGTTGCTTTAAGACAATCATGCCCGTTGAAATAAGCCCCGTTTTCCTCCATGACCCATGTTCCTTTAGGGTAGAAGTTATGTTTGAAATCTGCCGCCCCGCTTGCATCTAAACTGTTATTGTTTGGGTTCGTATCGACAAAAACAGTTGCGGTTGCACCATTTGAATAATTCTGTGCGCCAGCATCTAAAACCGCAATAGGCGCAAAGGTTCCTTCTGGCGAAACTAAAACCGGCGGGTCGGGATTTTCGGAAAGGTCGCTTGCCAAATTACCCTCGACTAAAACGCCGGTATCATTTACTAAATCGAGATAATTAGTTGGTTTTCGACTTCTTGTAGCCATGAAATAAGCAGTATTCCTCTCCTTACTTTTATCTTCAAAACGCTGTCCTTGAGTGAATAAAGCGCGTGTGTATGCGTCTTTAGGCCGCCCTTCGGTTCCGCCAGACGCTAAGTTGATTCCTTCGTTTGTCACATCAAGTCTCCGAGGATTAGCATTGGCGGCGGCTACGGTTCGATGATGCGATGTTGTGCCGTCATCAAGCACTAAATCGCCATTGCCTAATGTAAGCCAAACAGGTGTTCCATCGGCGTGATTATACAATAACCCCCTGTCGGCTGGATCCCAACGATTAGCCGCCGAAGAATGTTCGGATTGAAGGAACACGGATGAACAAATAATTTTGTCATTCGCAAAATCCAAAGAATGTATCCGTATTCTTTCAACAGGATTTTCGATTGGATTTAGAGGGCTGGTCGCACCTTCAACATTCAAACCGTTTAATTTTGTAGAAGGGGTGTCTGCTAATCCAGTGACGGGATGAGTGCATGATTGATTGATTACAGCATTTAAAATTGACTTTGAGATAGTGGATGAAGAACGATAGCCAACAGATGTTTGCGTGTATTCTTGAGAATCGCCAATTACGAATACTTGACTCGATTCGACATATCGAACCCGAACCTCATAAGGTGAAAGCCCTGTAATGTAAGCACCAAGCAATTCAATACCCTTGAACGAATCACTTACACCCATTGATGTTCCGTTGTTTGTTGGAGGATCGTAAATCCTAAAAGAACCTAATGCACTTGGGCCGCCTCGTTCAAAATCATAACCAATCAATACAAACGGCGTGTCAATTTTGCCATCGTGAAGCCCTGCGCCGTCTTTTGATTGAGAGGGGGAGGCTTCAAATGCGTTGTCAAAGAAATGGATTTGAGGGATTTTTATATCGTCATTGAAATCCCAAAGCCCAATTGTTGCATCTTGTAAAGTCAAGGGCTGAACAACAGGGGCGGTGATTCCTCGGTTGATACGGACACTTTCAATTACGCCTCGGAACTCTCCACCTCGACCACCAATAAACAAATCCGAAGAATCATTCTTTAACAGCCGTTGTTCTCCCAAATTCAATTTAGCAACCAAATCTCCATTGACAAACAATTTCAATTCAACGCCAGTGTATTGAGCCGTAATGAGCATTAAAGGTTGCTCTCCAAGCACCAAATCGGAGGGGGAATACAAAGCCGTATCGGTCGCTGATGTCATTTGGTCTGCGCCACTCCAAGGAACAGCAGTATTAACATTGTATGTTGTTTGGGCCGTATAAAACCCATCAATAGTTTCAACGCCAAAAACAATTCCACCAACACCCCAAGGTTCACCAACTTTTAAGATAAAACAACCGGGTTTTTCAACAACAACTCCACCCGAATCAGGTATTATGAACGCATCTATTGTAAAATCATTAAAAATAGCATTGAGTGAGTTGCTTTGATTCGGTAAATGCAACCTGCCAATTTTGGTAGCGTGACTTTTTCTGGTATTTGCGGTGGGGGATGGATTTGTTGCATCATAAGCAGGGCCAAGCAAATCAACGCCCGATTCACGGAATTGTCCGGTAGGAACGACTATACCATCAGTAACGCCGTTAAAGCGAATCGCTTGACTTTTAGTTAAGTGAACGCCCACTTAAATTCCCACCATTTGTTCGACGGCGGCGAGGGATAATGAATATGTCCATACTGAATCCCCCGCTTCGTATGAAGGTTCAAATGAAGTTAAAACAGCAGGTATAGCCACTCCTTGTTTGAAAAAAGGATTTGGTCGCTTTAATGAACCATTTACGGTATCGGTTGGGTCATAATCGCTGGTGTTTGACACTGCGGGAAAATCAGTGCCGGGACCAGACGGTAAAATAAATTGGCGAAGAATGCGAGAACCAGTTGAAGAGGATGCCAAAGACTCATACGGTATTCGGACTCCAACAATGTATTTTTGAACTACTTTACTTTCTCCTATTTGTAAAAATTTAGAGGTGTCAATAGAAGAGATTGAATCGGGCAAATCCACTAAACCACCTGCTAAAACTTGCGGATTGATTAAAGCACCACCCGCACTTGAATTCATAATAATATTCATTAGATCTTGGAGTTTATCACCTCTTGTCATTTTTGAAGACGCTTTTCCCCCACTCATGTTTGAAACCATGAATTGACTTTGCCAATTACTCGTTGAACCGTTGTTGTCTTTGCTTTTAGCAACCGAAACATTACCTGATTCTCCAACAGATATATTTTTTATTTCAATTTTTTCATCAGTCATGCTACTGCCTTGTATTGCAGTAGAAAGGGTTTGTTGTTGCCCTGCTGAACGAGTTGTTGTAAAAATAGAAGGGAATGTCACTGTTGTAGTATTTACTTTAACACTGGCGTTTGAAAGAGCAGTATTCATTGCGTCTGAAATGCCTTTGGTGCTGGTGGTATTATCAATACGGACATTGATTATGCTTTTTGTCGCAACTGTGTTACTTACAGTCCCATTTGTTAATCGAACAGTAATGTTCTCGCCTAAGCCAGCATCTACTTGACCCGCACTTTGAAATGTAAATTGCACCCCGTAAGAATCAGTAAGTAAAGAAGCCCATGAAGTATAAAAATTGCGCCAAGTGGCCGCAGGTAATGTTTGAGATACACCCATTGACAAATCTATTGTCATTGATGCACCAGCCCCACCACTTCCTTCATCATCATCGGTCAAAATACCATCAATTCGGATTGCTACGCTTGTTGAATTCAAATCAATACCGGCTCTTACTGCAATGACTGGTATTGCTTGCACCGCCACCGCCCGATTGAAACCAAATGAAATAGTTCCAGCATCTAATTCAATAACGCTACTGTCACGCCGAATCAATTGAATTTTAGGCATCAAATACCCCTCCCAAATCCACTTTGTCGAGAACGATTGCGGAATGTTCGTGCGACTTCTTGGCTTACTTTCTTGGCAATATCATTAGCATTACCGCCGCCGCTTACATTGATATTAACGGTGATATTATCGCCACCACCACTGCCTCTCATAGCCCCTTTGATTTCAACCGGTATTGTTCGACCGTTTGGCAAAGGAACAACTGCTTCTGTTCCGTGAAGGGTGGCTGGATAACCGCTACTTGGCCCCGAAGCAATTCCCCCCTCCGAGAATCCAAGGCCAGACATTATGCCCCCTCCTATGTCCTTTGCCCCTCCAAGAACACCGCCAATTCCATCAACAACAAATTCAATCATATCATACAATGGTTGAAGAAAACGAATCAAATTATCTACCATTCCTTCAAAGAGACTTGACACTTTATTAAAGGTTTTAGAAGCAATCCCAGTGATAGATTCAAAGTGCTTCAAAGCCCCATCAAAATCACCACTAAAAAGTGCCACTAAACCGCGCCAATAAGCCATGAAAACCCTTACTACGCCAATAACGAGAACTACTATGATTCCTATTGCGCCTGCAAGAGCCTTCCAATATCCTTCTGTTTTGCTATAAAAGAAGGCCAAATATCGAATCAAAAGGCCAATAATCACAGCCGAGATTTTTATAATGAAACCAGTCAATTCTGCTACAAACGAAAACAATTCAACAACAAAATCAATAATTCCTGAACTAAATAAGAATGCAACAAAAGTATCGACAAAGGATTGTATTGCCGACAGCGTAGAACCGCCGGTTACTCCCACCGCTTCAAGTTGAGACATGATGAAGCCAAAACCAAAAACAAGACTGGCAAAAACCCCTGCAACCGTATCAATTATTGCTTGCAGTTGTCCTCCTTCGCCCATCATTGTAATAATCTCCATGTATCCAACAGCAATCACGGCATATACTTGCAGAACCAAGGCCATGAACTTAACAATGCCGCCAATTAACATTCCAAGTGGGCCGAGTATGGGTGAAAAGTCAAGACTCATAATGGTTTCAACAACCCCTTTGCCTGCTTCAATAACAGATGCCAAGGCGTTTTTTAGCCCATCGATCATATCCGTCGTTCCCGGCATCACCGAATCCATGTTCGCAAAAGAACCCGCCATTAAAAATACAATACCGACAAAGGCCATGATTATGCCAATTATGATCGTAATCGAGAGTATTAGGCTACGGAAATTCAATACTGTTGCGCCAGTTGCTTTTGTTAAAGCATCAATGCCCTCCGCCGTGTCTTCTACTGGCTTTGAAAGAGTATCCAATGCTTCTCCAACTGTTTGAACGCCTTGGTGCATTTGTAGCCATAAATCCATAAATGGCCCAAAGGTTTTATGCAGTATCTTGTATTTCAAAGCAAGTAATTGCACACCCTTTGTATGCTTTTTCATTGGCACATTTGCTTTAGCAAACATGTTGAGGTAATCAGTGTAGGATTGGTCGGCCATTTTCTTATTCCTCCCTTATATCCTGATTCATACGCTCGAAGAAATCTCCGAGGCTCGCGCTGTCGCTTGTAGTTCGTAGTGGCCTCCCGTTTTTAGCACCACCGCTTATATTGCTTTTGCGTTGAGCGTCTTTTTGCACCTTTTCCATTGCTTCGTTTTTCAATTCATTGGCGATGGTGACAAAATGATAATCCAACATCACTCGCTCAACAGGCTGATTATCCCACATGTGCGGCGGGCAATTGAAATGGGTTCCAAGAACAAATGTGATAGTTTGAAAGGCCAAAAGAGATTGTTCAGTAGGCCCAATATGCTTAGGCATTTCGCCATTGATGACGGCCTTCAAATCATCATGGCTTAAGCCAAAGGGGAGTCGCCGCCTGCAAATGAACCAATTATCTCAAATATACTTGGCAACACCTTTTGAATAACCGAACCCACATCAGGGTGTAATTTTAACAAGTCTTCTTTTGACATTTTAGGCTCGGTTTTGTCGATGCAATTAGTAAATACATAACGCCAGTAACCGCCCAAATCTATCTTTGGAGCAACATTACCGCTATCGTCACTGCCAGAAAAATCAACGAACCTCGATAATGCTTCTTGCTGTTGAATCCATGAAATCGGCTTGACATAAACAACCAAAGTGCCTTTCGGAGTCTCTAATTCGTGGCGAACAGATTCGTTTGAAAGTAAAAAATCATTCTTCAGGGCCATCTTCGCTCTCTCCTTCGATTAAATCTCCGGCATCGTCTTCTAAATCATCTTCTAAATCATCTTCGGACTCTTCGGTTGCTTCATCATCTGCAATCAATCGAGCGATTAGTTCATCCTTTGTCCCTGATACAGCCAATCCTCTTTGCCTCAACAAAACCCGTAATTCAGTCACATTGAGATCGGAATAAGAATTTGAAGACTCGACATCTAAAACCCCTCCAGATGTATTACTTAAGTCTGCCATTGGTATATGCAAACGCACATCATTGCATGGCAATCCCGGCCCTGCTTCAATTCTATTACCTAATATAGTCCAATCGAGGGCTACGCGAACCCCATTTACTGTCACTGTTCCGCTTAATCGCATATTCTACAACCTCTTGTTCTCCCACTTAAAGGCTCTCATAGAGTGAGGTATGGGCTTGTTTCAGTAATTTTCATGTGTCGAACAATAAGTTCAACCTCTACTGTCACAGCCCCCTTATCGTCGGGGAGTTGATGATCGGCCTTGGCAATGGTGTAATCTTCTACCGTGATTACCGCACTTTGGCGTGTTGCCCCTGAGCCGGGTTTGTTCAAACGAATTACAATGTCGTTTGTATTTTTATGATGTCGGCGGGTTCTCATTTGATCCCACAGCCTGTCGTCTTCAATGATTGCCGAGAAAGAAAAGGTGTAATTTCTTTGAGCCTCGGTAATATCAGTTGCGAATTGAGTCCCTCCGTGTTGAACTTGGTCTGTATCGGCTGATGCGCCTTCATATCCTCGGATATACCAACGAGCCGTATTGCCGTTATCTACTCCAATGTTAAAAGAAGTTCCTCGGAGGACATTTTGTCCGAAAATTTCAATGCTCATGTCTTGAAACAAATATGGCTTTTCGCCATCGACTGCTATGCCTGACGCTTTACGATTAACTGCGCTATTTGCAGTGTTCTCAAACATTCGATGAGGATAGAATTTGTTTGCAGTATCGGTGTAGTGTCGAGTTGCTTCATAATCGAGTGACATCTTTAGTTCGCCCTCCGTATCGGCTTCAAGTGATGCACTATTGATTTTACAACCGTTGTAAAGGCGTAGCAATTGTTCAGCACCACCAGATGAAACAGTTGGCGTATCGGAATGAGTTACTATATCGTCGTTTCGACGGAATGACTGTTCAATCATAAAGGTCGGCAAATCAGTATGCCCGTAAATAGTATGCTCAACTCCAAACGAAAGTTCTTTGGTTGTTGCATCAATGTGCGGGCTACCTCTTTTTGCATCACTTGTATAAGCGATTCTTTCAATACCGCATGAAGCAACAAGGTGAGGGAATGACAAAGGTTGTTCAATGTAAATATAATCGCCGGATGTCGCAATTACTCGGCGGATTTCATGCTTGTTGATTGAGGGCAAGGTTGCATCAGCACCCGGAATTTCTACGGTGTCTTTGTCAATGATTTGCACATAGTCGCCAACAGTGAATTTTGCTCTAATTGTTGCACCGACATTTATTCTCGTATCTCCAACAGCGAGATCTACTGTTCCGTTAATTGGTGCTAAAATATAAACGGCTTTGCTTGTTTGTTGGGCGTGGGTCATTGCCCCTGCATCAATGTCATCGCAACCTGTAAGTTGAGTTACACTGGCTAATGTCGTGTAAAAGCCATACTTAGGCACTCCTAAACTATCCATGACTTTGAAAATACCGCCATCTGCGCGAACTACTTCGTGGGTAGTAACAAAGTGATCAGTAGCGGCGTTAATTACCGTTGGAGTGCCGGAGGTTGTTCTCGCACCCAAAAGACAATTGTTGCCTGCAAGGTTAAGGCCACCAGCAGTTGTTCCAGAAAGACTGGATACAAACAAGGTTGAACCTGAGCCAATTGCTTGCGCCGCATAAAGCGCAGTGCCGTCTTTATTGTTTAACTGGCTACCTCCTGTCAAATTGCCGTTTGTTACGCAATGCACGAATTCACCTTGACTTTTAGCACTGTGGCCGCCAAGAGCGTATTTCATCCAGCGTAGCGTGTGAGCGTTTAGATTCATGCTACCGCCGCTAAGGGTTTCTCTCCCACTGGTGAGAACATTTACATCTCGACCCATTCCAACTATGTGTTGTTTTCTCACATCAATTTGGGGTTCTGGTAGAGAAAAAGAATTGAGCAAACCGAAGAATTGGTCTGACTTGACAAATTGCGTCGCATCAGTCATGGTGAAATCTGGGGTGGGGCATTGAACGCTGTCGATTGTAAGAACATCAGTTGCGGCGGCATTACCAGAATCCGCAAGCAAAGCCGGTTGAATGTTGATTGTTTTGTTGGTGGTATCGCTCGCCGTGATGTAAAATGTTCGACGGGTTGTTGCGTAGTAATCGACTGATAGACCGCCGCTTGTAGTCCCTGATAGGCGGAGAATGCAACCAACGAGGGCATTGTCGGGGAATTCAAGGGTTGTATCGACATAAGGTGATGCTGAACCAAAAGTAATCACTGTGGTATTGGCTTGAGTTGCGTGAGGTGCATGAGCGAACCCTGTGGCTGAACCTGTGCCATCAACTGTAAGTCCAGTCTCCATACCCCATGAAATTTCTGCTAAGTCGCCCTTGTAAATTGTATTCACCATTTTATTCACCTATTCTACAAATCCGGTAATGTCACTGCAAATGTTATTGTTTCTGCCTGCATCGTATATCGGAATAATTTTTTGCTTCTATCACTAAGATCGGTTCTTGTCTTGAAAATTATTCTGTCAAAATTATCTCCATCGCCTTTCCGAGCATTATGAATTATCCGCCTGACCTCATCCCTTAATTGACCCAAGCGGCTTCGCCCCTTAACAGTTCTTATGTCGATTGTCAAATTAACATGAACATTTGCGAAGTCAAAAAGCAGTTCGGGCTGTGCTTCATTATGTGCCGTTTCAAAAATCCGTATCACATCTTGGTCGAGCAATCGGTTTCTTTTTCCTTCACCACGATCTAAAACGGTGATGTCTTCAATTGAAGGCTTTGGCGAGATATTCCAATTCGTGTTTAGCAAATTGGCAACGGCTTGTATTGCATCAAGAGCCACCTTCAATAACCTCCATCACTTTGTTAAAAGCAGTCTCGACTCTTTTTTGAGGGCCACTGTTTTTTAGTTGAATATCCACATTCTCTTCTAATTCCTCATCGGTAGATTTTTCGCCATCATCCATATCCATTTCTTTTTCTTTAATCATTAAAAGGTCTTTTGCAGTAGCGATTTTGCCGGATAAACCAGACGATACAGCGTCGTATTTCTTTAGGGCGGCGGCCAATTCTTCACAGAATTTCATGTGTAATTCCCACACATTATCAGCCAAATTAACCACCCATGCCCGCAACAATGATGCTTTCTTGATACGGAATGAGCAAGCGTTTGACCTCTTCCTCCATTTTTTGTATTTTTGTAGATAAATCAATACCTTGAGTCCCTTCAGGGAACATAACTGAATAGTCATCGCTCAATAGGATGTCAATAGCAACCAATTTAGTGCAACAATTTTCAATGACCTTATCGACATATCGCTCTCCGTAAATGTAGGATATTTTTAGACTGTGATTTTCAAAGAATGGATATTGATTGTTAAACATAATTGCGCCGTTATCCTCCATAACCCAGAAGTCTTTTTGGCGTTCTTCATCGCTTACATCAGTTGCCATTCTTTGCTGATATACTGTTGCACCGCTTACATTAGCCAAAAATGTGCTTGTAAGGTCGGTCACTACGGTAAAGACATTGCCCGACCGAGAACAAAGAGCAACATGATCTTCGCCGCTTGGATTGAGTATATACACCAAGCCATGTTTAGCAGTGAATAGGCTACCATCGGCAACAGTGAAAGCAGGCGATGATACGCCAGTTACAGTCGAGGATGGAGTTGAACCTTTAGAGAAGGTAAAAGAAACATCATTGTTGGTAGTGGCAATTGTTGAATCCGCACCATCTTCTGTTGAACGCATACTGCTTATTACAAGCATACCGTCGCCTTGGTCGCTGTTTGCAGTTGCGAGGAATTCATCATTGAGATTCAAAGGGACAGCCGTTCCGTCTTCATCAACGCCCTCGGTCAAAGAACCAATTTGTATAACACCTCGGTTTGTAGCAGTATCTTTGTTAATTAAATTGGCAATGTTGTAAGCAATTGTTTTAGCACCAAATGTCCCATCCCATGTGGTGCTTGTAGTCCCTCGACTAAGAGTTGCTACTCCATTAGCACCCGGACATAGGAAAATCTTCTCGGTAGCGGATATGCTCTCGGCCTTAGCCACTTGCATTTTAATTCGGCATGAGGCTAATTCCCTGTAAAAGTCACCTTGCCAAACACTTAATCGTAGCAATTGCTGAACGGAACGGTTATGCAAATACACAGCACCCACATAATCGGTATAATACCGGCGGCGATAAGGCTTGAATGTAGTGAAGTTTTGGTATTCATCCACTACTATTTGCGGTCGCCATGCCATGCGGCACATTTTGTCGATGTAATCTTGTTTTTCTCTAATCAACAGTTCCACTTGGCTTTTTTGTATTCCTCGCTCTTTGCTGGCGGTGATGCCTGAAAGGTGTTGAATAAATGATGCGTCGGCAGTGGTGAACGATTCAGCACCAACCTTTGCTACCAACAAATTGACATTGCCACTCCCTGCCGATGATGTGCCGGTTATTGTATATTCAGTTCCAACAGAATTAGAATTGCTATATGCGAGTATTTTATCGCCGGTTGTATATCCCCATCTACGGAATTCCGCACCACTTATAGGGAGTTTTAGTGTGCTACCGTCTATGCTTGAATTAGCCGACAACGCCACAGGGTCGGGCAAAGGCAGTTGAAGAAAGTCCGACACTTTTTGAACGGTGGTATAGACTAAATCATCAGGATACAAAGGCTGATTTGGCCTATGTCCGGGATTGAAAGTTCTTGCCATTCATATTCACCAATCTCATTCTTTCTTGTAATCAGCACTGCCCGGTCTTGGATTTTCTTTGTTTGCCTTTCTCGCTCGGTCGATTAAAGAGGAAGATTTCATTGGAGGATAAGGCATACGGGGCTTATACGAGCGTGGAGAGGTTGAAATCCCCTCCATTCTTTTTTTGTCATCAGGGGTTATAGCCGGTGGAGAATTATGGTAATCATAATTTTTCTTTTTCTTATTTGGTGTTGATTCCAATTCTTTATCTCTCGACGCGTCTTCATACCAGTCTTTATCATCCGACTTGTTATGAATGAATGCCGCCCTCATCTCTTCAAGAGTCATAGGAGATTCGTCGCTTTGCCCTCCAATGCGAGATAGTTCAGTGCGACGGGATCGAGCCGTTTCTTTACGACGAATAGGGCAAACAACCGCAGGTGCTTGAACAGGACAGCCGATAGCGATTTCAGCACCAATCGCCCCGCATACGGGACATGGCTGTGCTTTCAATATATCTATTCCGACTTCAAAGGCTTTATTGCTCATTTATGATGCCCCCCCATGTTAAAGTGCATAGGTGCTGAACACACCGCACACCTTGGAGTCCAACAAAAGTGTAGCATACCGCATGAATGGCAACGAGTCCCAGAACCAATGTTTTGAATATCGAAGCGTTCACGCTTTTTTATTTCAACTTTCTTGTTTGCCGCATTCTTTAGATTCCGACTGCTAAAAGGAGATTCCGATTCAGCAATAGAACCCTCGTTTGTTGCTACTTCAAGCATACGGGTGTTCCGTCGCTTTTGTATTTCAAGAGCCGTTTCAAGGTCAATATCTTGTAATTGGAGACTTGACATGTGAAGCACCTCTAAAGGTGATTTCACCGGCTACCGCTAACCGCAATGTCTAATTTATAACCATCGAGAAGTGCTGAAGTGTCTGGTAATTCCAGTAGTGCTTTTCCACCTGCGACGGCGGCCGCACCAGCATCAACAAGCGCGCCGGATGCTTCGGTGGTTGAACCGTATGCGACGATTTTTTTGTTGGTAGAATCATAAGCAAATACAAAATTGCTATCTATTGGGCCAGCATCCGTCATACGGACTTCATCTACTTTTCCAAGACCAGAATGTGCATTGACATCAAATGATTCACCGCCTTGCGAGTAACTGTTATCAAAAGTCACTTGCAGATATGCTGTGATTTTAGAACCAGATACATTGTTTCTTTTCGTTTTTGTAATTACTAATGCCATTGCGCTCATCTCATGTTATAGGGTTATTGTATTTAGGGGTTCTCATTCGTAATAAATTACTATTCGTATGACTGCCGCCGAAGTCCATGCTTTAGCGGTGCTTGAAATTTTAAGCGTGACTGTGCCACATACCAGACCAGTCCAAGGTGTAGTGTCATCCATCACTGTTGCCGCCCCTGCCCCGTTAAGGGTTTTAGGCAGTGCGCCATCGTGTGATTTACCACTAAAGACAACCAAATGGTTTGAATCATTATGCGTTCCATCGGCTGTTGCGGCTCCCTCGGAGGTTTGAAACTGGTAAATTTCAGTAGCATCAGCCGAGAAGTCCAATGCCGATATTGCGGCATGATATGGATAACCTAAATCATCAATCAATTCAAAGACACCAGATGTTGAAGTGCCATCAGCAATAACTGATGCCGTAGGATCAACAATGATTTTATGGATTTTACCATTCAAAGGAAAGGTCACAGATTTTGTTGTAAGGCCGTCTAAATCGCCAGCAACAAAATCATACACCAAACGATTCACACGAACACGCGAGCCATAACGCCCGTCGCCATCGTCAAGTGAATGCTTGGTAATACCCATGTTCATTCACCTTGTAATCGGGCAATCAAATCTACTTTCTTGTCCGAAGGTGAAACAGGTAGCCCTTTTGATTTTGCCAAAGACATTAGTTTGGCGCGAGTAAGTGACGAGTAATCAGGAGTGTCGCTATCGACCGGCATGGGTTCGGTAGCCGATACCTCCTTTTCCTCGCTTGGAGTTTCAATTGCTTCAACCATTTTTCGGGCCTTGACTTTTTCTGCTGGTTCATGTCCTTCGACAACCCAAATTGTAGCGTCGTATGCCAATGAAGGTATAATTTTGCCTTCAATGAATTCTTTAGGAATATCAGTGCGAGTCATGCCGGGTGCAAACCCATAAGATCGACCACCGATTTTTAATTCGGTATAATTCCTCCACCCTTTGTAGGTGAGTGATAGTGTCAAAAGAAACACCTCAACGGTATAGAATCGAGATTCGGTGAAGATCGCCTGCTGTTCCGCTTGCACTGGTGAACTTCACTGTTGCACCATCATTGCGAATTAGGGTAGGAACTTCAAAGCCACCTGCGATGTTTTGAACACCGAGGACACTGACGACTTCTGAACCAGAAACGCCTGTAATCGAGGTTGCGGCTACTGCGGCATCCAAGGAAAAGACGGTTGGGGTTGAGGCGGCTGTGACGATTACATCAACGACCAAGAGGTTGAGTGCGCCTTGCACTGCACCATCAGTAGTCGAAGCCGAGGGTAATTGAGCCTGCCAAGCGGTGCTATCAGGGGATGCACCCACTGGTAGTCTGGTATCAAGTATAACCTTGGTTGCGGCGTTTGCTTCTGTAATGTTTGCGTTTTCAGTCATTGTATTTCACTTCCATTTTTTGTTCTTCATCAAGCGGTGATGTCACGAACCTTGCCGTGTGCGCCGTAGAAGAGTTGCCATAGATCGCCCATTGTATGAAACAATCCCATTTGTCCGAGTCGGTTGATACCGAATGGATCTCCGGTTTCAATTCCGCTTTCGTGGTAAAGAGTTGGTTTCGCAGTGCAGAAATACATGTAGTCCGTATCGAGGAAATACATGCGGGACATTGCGCCACCAGATTCGTTTTCAACATCCTTTGAAGGAATGATAGGAACACCGTTGTAAGTAGCAACGACGAATCCGGCCTCCATGCCGGGAACACCCTTGACACCATTTACGCCGGGAACCACACGCTTCATTTCAGTGAAACGCTGTTGAGGTTGTAGAAGTTGTTGGATTTTTTCCAAAGTATCGTATCCAGTGAGGATGACCTTTGGCTGGCCACCGCGCTCCCAGACTTCTCGGAACATTCCATCAATGATGTTGAGGGACAATGCTCGGTTTGCACCTGCCGCCCCTGCATCTACATTTGCGTCATACCATTGGCGAGAACCTGCACCAGCACCGTTTCGGGTGATGCTGTATTGGTTGTGATCTGTAATGACATCAACGAAATCAGTTGCGCTTTCAGTGAAAGATGAAGAAGTGCAACGGTCAATAGATTCAAAGCCGTTTCCAGAGACGGTATCGACATTCTCAAGAAGCATTCGGTTAATGTGTTCAGCGTGATGCTTTGCCATTTCCATTTTCATAACGGCTCTTGCATCGCCAAGTCCATCGTCTTTATCAGCGAGGAACATTGCAGTCTCCGACAAGTCGAAGGTGTGGGCAACAGTCATTGGCTTGGTTGAAACATGCTCAAAAGAAGGCTTGGAGGTTTCCGGTAGTGTTCCGTTTTCAGCAACACCGCCGCCCTTTCCAAAGTCCGGCTTTGCAGTAACTACACGCCATCCACTCTTTTCCCAAGGCTTCTTAGGTAGAATTGAAAAGGCGTTAAATTCTTGGTTCAATTGCGACCACACTTTGCGACCGAAAATCGCTTGGTATGTTCCAGCAGTTGATGATGTCAAAGGCGAATCAGCCTTGAGCAAATCCGTTCCCGAATAAGCCCATGCGTTTGCGCCTGCGCCTGCACCGTAGTAAAGGCGTTCCATGTCTTCGATTGTTCGTAGGTATCCTGTGCTTCCCATATCATTCACTTCCATTTATCAGTTTTTGATTTACTCGCCCCGCAGTGCGCGTCGGGCAAGGTCTTCTGCGGCTCGCCATCCGTCAATCCCTGAACCCATTGCATTGAATTCTTCGTGAGAAGGGACTCTTACAGTGGTTTCAGTTGGAGTTGGAGTTGCCGACTTTTGAAGGTCGGAGTTTTCGGTTCGTAGTGATTGAATCTCGTTTCGTAGAGCCGCAATTTGGCCTCCGAAGTCGGATTGCTTTTGGATTTCCAATGCTTGAAGGGTTTCTGCTTCGTAGCGTTCTTTCCATTCTTTTTCAACGAGTCCCTTGAGAGATTGTTCGTCACGGATTGCGGCGTATGCGTTGTATCCACGCTCAAGTGCGGCAGGGGTCAAGTCTTCGCCCTTAATCACATTCTTGTTGCCAGATGGTGCATTGTAGCCCATCGAAGGAACATTGGTTTTGATGACAGTTTGGTTGCCACTTGGAGAAGGTAGAGTTGGGTATGTTGGTTCAGTTGCATCCTCCCCAGAACCGTATTCATCGCCTTGGCCTCGGTGAGAGTATCCGCCGGAGCCTTCTTGCATGTATGCTTTTTCAAGTCCAAAGTGTGTTCGGACTTCATCGAGATTTACACCTGCTTCGTGTGCGAACTTTTCTAAGGTATCAATATAGGCCATTGCGTTGTTTTCATTTCCAGACATGTTATCACTCTTTTTTGTTTCTTTTGGTGAACAATTTTCGCAACCGGCTTCATCTCCTTTACACATAGAGCAAGTCATGTTCTTATCCATATAATCTCCCTTGACGATTTCATCACCGTCGAGGTGGCTTAGAACACGGCTTAGGCCGTTGCGAATTTCATTCAGTGTTTCTGCGTTTGTCATTGTATCATCCTCATCATCCATTTTTAGAATTGTGTAATTTGATTCAGGGTTAATGCCCTTCTTACACAGTGTTATTTCATGGAGTTCAAGGTCTGTAATCTCTCGGTGAGTTCCGAGTTCAGGGGTTGTTTTGGTAACACGGAACAACGCCTGCCCGCCAATAGAAAATGAGCGTAGTTCGCCATCACGAACTTGCTTTTGGACTTCTCTTGCTTTTTGAATATCGTCACGGATTTTACATACTACGAACAGCCCATGATCATCAACTTCAGATTTCCACACACGGTTTTGAGAATCGGTGTAACTATTTACTACCTCTCCGACTTGAATGCCACTGTGGGCGAGTTGAACATTGCGGAATGCTTTATTGTTCATAAATTTACTAAAAGCCTTCTTTAGAGCCGATACAGGGATTCTATCACCTTGCTTATCGACCATATCAACTGATGCGTAACCAGCAACGAACAAGTCTGCGCCATCAGCCGACTTCAAAACAAAGTCGGAACCAATTGCGGAGAAACCGACAGTTGATTGCGCTTGCATGAACCGAAGGATTTCATGTCAAGGTATATGAATGATTTGGCAATCCAATTAAGCAATTCGTTGTGGTTCAGACCTTGAAGCAGGCTCTATGTCTTGCTCATTTGCTATTTCTTTTGGGGTTTTTTCTGGATAACGGAGAACGGCCCTTTCTCCGCCCACTTCAAGTTCGGCAGTGCCAACATCCTTTTCTTGTATTGTTAAATTGAGTATTGGCTCTTGTTCTTCATCTTCAAGGTCACGGTTTTTAGGGTCGGCAAAGGTAGTGTTTTCTTCATCGGTCAATTCTGTTGGCCCTCGCGGTGCGGTCAAATCGGCCTGCATACCAGACCATGCGCCGCCATCAGGCGATGCACTATTCATCCGAGGATATACGAAATTCTCTATAATGTCATCGTCAATTGCTTCATTTACAGTCCACTTGCCATCATCTTCTTCAATCCCATATTCATTACCAAAGTTTTCAAGCATTTTTGGGCTTAGATTTTTTACGGCACTACATAATTCAGATGTAGTCATTGATTTAGATTCATCCCTAATATATCTCCGAGTTTGTTTCATAGTTCGATCTACATTATCTCCCTTTTTTTCGTCGCCAGTTATCGCTGGTGCGCGAAGTATAATGGATTTGATTGTTTTGAATTTTCTTCGTTTTTTCCTTCTTACGACACTGTGTAATGGACTATGCGTTCCAGCACTATTCGATGAAAGAGAAGAACCTCCGCCACTACTGCCGCCACCGACGCTACCGCCACCAACAGCCGCACCTTCTTTCAAAAGAGATAATGCCACCGGCCCCCAAAGAGGCATTTGATGTGAAGCGTGTTTCACCAACGAAGGCAATTCACATTCAATAGACTCTACATCATACCCTTTGCCATCATATTCTCCTTTAATAAAAACTGGCGATAAAATTTCAGGATAATGCAAAGTAATGTCATTATGTATCACTTTGATATGAGGCGTGGTTGGGTATTGCTTTGAAATGTTTTCTTTATCAACAAAGCGAATCCATTTTGGATGAACAGAACGGCCTTTGATAAAAGTTGAAGTCAAATCCCGCAATAGCAAATTACCGCCTTTCTCCTTTAACGACAAAACCGTTTTTTCTAAGCCATCGTTATCGGCTGAATTGTAATTATTTGGCGAAGGAAAATGCAAATGGTCTGTGCTGTCATACAGGGTTCTCAAAGCATCTAAACGATCTTCAAGTGGTTCTAAGTGTAAATCCGTTCCTTTATGCAAAAGTAAATCCACAGCAACCATAGTGTCGCCATCAACATAAGCGTCAAAAATAGCATCGCCTTGTATTTTCTTCAAGTCGGTTTTTATTTTACTCGACAAAGACATAGGAGATACTCGCTTGCCCTTCTTTTCAACTATTTGTCGCTTTCCTTTAGGCATTTTTTGAACAGCCCAACCTCCGCTAAATCCTTTCAAAGAAGCAATATCTCCTAAATCATAAATTGTATGCGCTGGCTCAATCATTGTCTTGAAAACACCAGTTGGTTCATAATCATCCGCTTTAATCAAATCTCCACTTACTAAATGAGAATGGCCGTATGGGTTTGTTGCCGACATAGCATAAACATCTCTTTCTTTTGGTTGTATTTCAGCATCCAGCATGGATGGCAAAGGAATGTGGTTTTCATGCACAGTTCTTTGTAATGTTTTGAAAGGAGTCTCCTTCAAATCAAATCGCAATCCGTTTTGTTCAGGGTCAAACCTCCATGCCAGCGTAGCGGGCATTTCATGGCCCCATACATCATTGTTGCCTGCCAAATATGTTGGTGGCATAGTAGATTGAGCCATAGGGGATACTGGTTGAATAATTTGCCCGTTGCCGTTTTGAGATTTATTCTCTACTCTCATTGCCGCCATGTTTGCCGCTTGAGCAATTTGTTGTAAGTTGCCCCTCGCAATTGTATTAGACTCAATATCAGTTCCAGTTAAGACCTCCGGCCCAAATTGCTTTATGACTTGCTCAACTACTTTTGATATGTTGTCGCCAAGTGCCATATCAGCGTCTTTGAAATGAGCATTATGCAATTTCCAATAATCAGATACCGACGATGGGTGGTCTTCTCGATAAATACCTCTTTTTGGATTGCCAACATCAGTATGTGCCGCCATAGCCCTCCCCAAAGAGGACATAAGCAAAGCATCGGATGGCACAGTCATTCTACCACCTTGACCCTTTACCTCGCTTGGGTGAAGGTGTGCGTGATTTGATACCGCCGACCAATTCCCTCTCTTACGGGTATATCGGTCTGAATTAGTCCCTCCTGTAAGGGCTGGCGAGCCAGTTTGAGTCGCCGCATTCGGAAAGTGGCTATTATGATGCAAAGATTGGTCTAATTTTTCAAATACCGAATCTACCAATTCTTGTTCAACCCATCCTCCATTAAATACAGCCGGATATGATTGCTTTAGTAAGTCTTTCAATGAATCCTTAGAACGACCAACACCACCCCAATGCAAAAAGGGCAACCACCAGTGATGATTCAACGACTTTTTATTTTCGCTATCCCATGCGCCGGTATAATGATTGTCTAAATCTCCCAAATTTGCACTTGAAACGGGGCCATGACGATCAGCAGGGCGAGTCCACCATTCAGCCAACGGCGTGAACCGACCTTTCCATGAACGCAAAGCACGATCCCATGTAATTCCTGATTTTTCTTGTAATTTGTTAATCATGGCCTTTGTATTTGGAGAATCCTTGGACTCTTCGGCACTCATTTTTTGTAAAATGTCTCCAAACTCATCTCTATGTGCTGGTGTATTCCAATCAAGGCCAAACAAGTAAGACAGCATTCCAAATGAAGTCATAAATTCTTGTCTTTTTTCTTCAAGCCATTCGCCTTCATCCATAAATGCGCTTCTATTACGGTCTTTTTGGTATAAATCGTGCATAGACATAGGCGAGTTACCGTATTCCGGCGAATTCCGATGTAAATGTGATAAAGACTTTTCATGCAAAGCATGTTCTTTCAATAATTTACTGAATTCAATAAGGTGATGTGCGTATTCAGGTTCTCCATATTGCCCTCCATGCAGTAAAGGACAAGTGCCTGATTTCAAGCATAAAGGATGATGGTGGCCGTAAGGATTTGAAGCATCAGCCATCGGCCAGTCCTCCATCATATTTGTCGATACCTTAGTTTGACCCGCCATATACGGCGAACCAATAGTCATTGAGGCAACGCTCATAGGAGACTCCAAATCTCTCATTCTATACGGCTGATCTATTTTATCCTCAATCAATTGAGGCAAAATCATATCAAAAGAGTTTTCTGATTGTTTTGCTATTGAGATATATTCGCTAAAATCATAATCTGCGTCGAGCAAAGTTGCGATTACCGCATCAGTTCTTTTTCTCGATAAATCACTCATCTAAAACCCCCTCATAGGCGGTCATAGACTTTTTCAAGCATATCGGCAATTTCCGATACAATACCCATTTGGCCTTCACCGCTTGCTTTCTTTATATTGCCTAATGATTCTTCGATAGGTGCGCGATTAGGATGATTCTTGTTCACTCCGCCGTCATTTAGGTGCATGTGAAGCGAAGATGCTTTTGCATCGTATCCTGTTTGAGATACAGCAGGCATTTTATACACTTCGCTAATTGTAGTCTTTTTAGGTGTGTCCGTAATGGCGGGTCGCATTTGATTTGTCCCATATCCTTGAACACGGTCGCCGGTCTTTGCATTTACAAATTGAGGCACTTGGTTTTCTACGCTCTTTTCTTGTTCGTATTTGACAATGATTCCATGTTCGGCAAGAATTTGAGAAGTCAAATCATTTGATTTTTTCTTATCATAATGTCCTTCGCCCTCCATTATTTTCTTGTCGGTCTTTTGACCGGTTTTACATTCAACACATTTTCCTGAAGGCTCAAGGCCAGCAGGATCGGTTTTGCCGCATCCGTCGCAAATATATTGAGACTTTGACTCGCCTTTGATAAGAGCCGCTTCTAATTCACGGACATGAGCAAGCAAATCACCTTCGGGCGTATTTTTCATTGGGTCGAACCACTGTGGCATTATCCATTCACCTGCTTTTCTGCTTGTTTCCAATCCTCTAATTCCTCATAACGAGATTTAGTGAATAATTCGCCACTGCCTGAAAATGGGCCAGTGGATGAGGATAATTCCGAGCCAGCATCACGATTCAAAGGATCGTATGTTTCGTCGGCATGTGGTGTTGTTGATTTAATCCAGCCATAACGCTTCATTAGCGTTTCTGGGTCTTCAACGGCTTTTTGCATGACTGTGTTTTCTTTTTCCAACACATCAATGCGTTCTCGGAGGGTTCGCAATTCTTGAACCATCTCTTTGAGTAATTCTACTTGTTCTGTTTCATCACTCATTACATCACCCGCACTGAATTGCCGCATCGACGGCATTCGTAATATGGTTCAACGCCGCCGGTTGCTACTCTTGCTTTTTTTGTCATCGGAATATTACCGCAATTAGCGCAATCAACCCTGTTTGAATGTGGTCGTGGCATTAGAGACATCAAGCGTTCTTGTAATTGTTCGTCTGTCAATGTTTCTGTGAAGTCACTATCGTATGGTTCGCCAAATTCCCTATCGTCTTTTATCATAGACCATCCAGCATCTAAAGCCTTATTCAGCCCTTTGCTTTTTTTGTTTTTTGACCTAAGAGCCTTGAAATCATCGCCGCTAATTTTGCCATCGCCATCTGTATCAAGTTTCTTTTGATTGCCGGTCAATTCTTTATCGTCTGCCATTAGAAACCACCTGCTTGTGCGCCGCCTGCCATATCAGCAGGCATGTTTTGAGGCATTTGTTGTTGCATTGAAGCACCCATTGGGTCTGGTGCCATTCCGCCGCTTACAGGGCCAAGCGGTTGCATTTGAACAACGGAGGCGTGTTTAGCCTTAATCATCGAAAGCGGTTCCTTGATTGACAAAACCGCCATTTCAAGTTGCTTCATATCCATTTGTAGTCCTACAAGGGCTTGTTCTTGAACACCTGCTGAACGCTGATCGTCAAGCAAATGTGTAAGACTGTTCATTTTGCCGACTAAATCCGAGATGGTTCTATCAACTTCATTGAATAATCCGGCGATTGGTGCTGTGCTTACAGCAGTGGTAGGATCAACACCCATCATGGGTTCGGCCTTCTGTAACAAATGGCTACGGACTTCTAAAGCCCGCATACGATCCGCAATAGAAGGTGAACCTTGGTATGTCAATCAAACCACCCGATGAGGCGTATAAAATCCTGAAGAACGGCCAGCGCGACTTACGCCTTTAACAACTGCATTTTCAGTTCCGTTATAATCAGACGCTTTGTTGTTATATTGCGGGATTACACCAAGGAATTGAGTGTGTGCAAGGTTTGTTTCGGCTGTCTTTGTCAAAGAATCGTGAAGGTTCAAATCGTTCTTGAGATATGATAAAGCGTTCTCGGCATCAATCATGTGTTTGCCAATCATGCCTCGGTTGCCTTCTGAAATTGCTTTTTGCATGGCTTCTAAAGATGCCAACGCTCGTCGTGACATTGCATCCATTTTTTGTAGAATTTCTTGATTATCCGTCATACGCTTCAATACTCCCAATAGGTTTCACTTCATTAAACATTCGTCTTATCATCTGATAATCCGTTTCTTTTCAACGCTTCTTTGATTCTATGGTCGGACATTCGCTCTTCTGGCGTTTCAAACCGTCTTTTGTCCGTTTTTTTATTAACACCAGCCGGTGCGCCGTCGTTTCTCATCAAATGTTCAGGCGATTGTCCGAGGCTGTTTTTACCATCAGTGTTGTCGCTTATTGTCCTCAATGGCGGAATGCCTGTATGCGCCACGCTCGCTAATGAAGCATCAAGAGGCATAGAACCTCGGCTTACACTTAAATCACGGCGGCTTTTTTGAACCTGCCCGCCTTGTTGCTTTTGAGCCATTTGCGCGGCCTCCGCCTCTTGTTGTTTTTGTTGAATCTCTTCATCGGATGGTTGCCTGTAATCGAAGTGCAAAATCTCATCATCAACTCCATCACGGAGGTTTGCTTCAAAACCTGCTTGCTTCATTTGAATCATATTGCGAATCGCCATTTCATCTCGGCGCATTGTCATAATCTCATCCTCTTCTTCATGTGGACTCAAAACTAAATCCCATTCGGTGATTGAAAATGCTTCAAGCATTTGAGGGAATAAAACACGGTTGTATATTGATTGAGAATGTGAAATGGCCCTATTACTTACTACAATTTGCATACCTTCATTATTCAATCCCCCACCAGATACATCATTCATAAAGACATTTGAAACACCATAAAAAGCCGATATTCTTTGCCGAATATCGTCTTTCATAGGTATGTATTGTAATTCTTCTAAGGTATCCATCATTCGGACATATTCAATACCGCCTCGACCAGACTCGGTTTCGACACCAATTGTAGGAATATAATTTGGATCTCTCTCAAGATGTTCTTGAATGTTTCTTGCTGTTCTTTCGACGGTTTCAAGATTTGATGATTTAATCACCATTACGCCTCTCGGCATTCTTTTCTTTTGATACGCTGAATACACATAATTATCCATTGAAATCAAAGTGTTCACTTGTCGCCACATCGTAGCAACGGGGCTACGGCCATACAATTTAGAAGGCGACCATTTGCTAATGTGTATTACTTCACCCTCGGTATAGACTTGACCTTTTCCAACACCTGCCAAATTCATGTAATGAATAGGCACTACTGGCATACCTGTTTTGGGGCATTTAGCCTTTGAATCACTTGTCCTAAATGAGCGATCTACAAGGCTTGTATATTGACTACCGCCACGCACACCCCTCTTATCGGCTAAAATCCTCATAAAAATAGGGTCGGCTCTACTGATTTCTTTTACTCGGTAAAACATTGGCTTCTTTGATTTAGGGTCAATAAAGTATTCTTTTGTCAATACAATGTAAGCATCATCAACAATATCTAAGTCCATTTCAATTTCACGGAGTATTTCGATAAAGTCTTGGTGCATACGATTTTTAGTGCGGAATAAAGCATCGGCATAATCAATTTGAGAACGATCTGCTTTACGGACTTCGCCACCACACTTTGAACAAGTCTCTACTTGCTGTTGAAATTCTTCGGCGCATTGAACGCACTTCACTACAAACTTTGGCTTCCAACCCCACCCTTTACGGAATGTTTCAACATTAAGGTGATTGAGAATTGAGCGAAGCACCAGACATTCATACGCCGCCGCATACAGCGCAGGTATAGTTATGCCTTGAAGCAAAGCAGGTTCTTGTATTCCCGTTTGAAACAAAGGCATTGTCGGCATCGGTGTGCTATGCCGTTCCATATCCATTCCAATTGAAGAAAAGAGTCTTTCAATGCGCTTTTTATCTGCCAAATTAAATCACATCCGCCTTCAATTGTTCTTCGCTGATGTTCCACTTCTTGAGCAAAATTGTTTGTTTTTGGGGAGATGAATGATTGTATGTGAACAAGCGTATTGCCTGTTCTTCGCCTTCGATTGCTTTTTGAATTACAATCGCATCCTCCTTCTTATCATTCAAATGTTCAAAGGCTGAATCACAGGCTTTTTTGACTGCCAAATTACCTTCGATAACGATTGAAGACCCCTCCGCTTTAACAGCACTGACACCCATGACACTTTTAAGAGTATCAACATAAGACTCCGAATTGTTTGAAGAAAAAGGCAAAACTATTCTTGGCGTTCCTCTCGGATCTAATTCTGTTTTTCCTCCGGCCTCCCAAAGTCCAGCAATCAACCGGCCATAATCCTTCACTATCGCTCCCCCCCTTTCTACATCATAATACAATGATTTTTTGTCGGACTTTGAGCCTTTGCCAACAGCGTAAATGTCATACAAAAACCCATGACTTTTGATTAAACCCGCCAGTTCTGAAGTGCTTGCTAAAACCCCGCGTTCAACAATACCTCTTGAGTCAAGTATGCCGTTCTTTGCCAACAATACGGAGGCATCGCCCAATATGGTTTGTTCTCGATATGAAAGCCTTTCTGATTTGTCAATGCGGCTTCTCCATTCGCTGTAAGCAAGTTCTCTTTGCTCGTCATCGGTTGAATCCGACCATGACTTAATGAATCTTCTAAAGGGTATGTCAAAACGGGTATCATTACGATTAAGTGTTTCATAATCGCTATCAGTCAAAGGTAATTCCAAAACTAAATCGGGATTTACACCGCTAAAGTGTTTTAGAATTGACCGGCGTTCAAGGTGAATCAAAGGGGTGATAATCTCAATCATCTCTTTCTTTTCAGCCTTCAATAACAATCCAACCATCTCGCTACTTGTCATGCCAAAGTTATCGGAAAACCATGTTTTTCCTATTTCTTTGCCATCGAGTTCAGCACCGGGTTGCTCATTTGGATTTGAAGGATTATTAGGATTTTTAAATCCTTGAATGTTTGCGCCAGTCTTGGCTTGAGCCGCCGTTTCTTGTTGCTCTTGTTGCTTTGCCGAATCTGCTTCGACTTTTTGTTGAGCATTGTTTTGAGCCAACTCCAATTCTTTTTCCTTTTGCTTTACTTCTGGAGATTCGGCAGTGTTGAGAGAAGGGAGTATTTTCATTATTGCGTCATCCCAAGAATCAACGCCATACACAAATTCAATCCGTTCACGCATCAGCCCACCCCAACCTCTTTTGCCAAGACTCGGCATCAAGTATTATGATATTATCCCTAAATTCTTTCGTTGCTTGAACCGTCAATGCCAAAGCCATAACCATGTCATCATGCCCTCCAAGGCTTTCCATTCGCCCGTTATCAAGCATAGTAAATGTAGATAACTCATTGATTAGAGCATTCATGTGCCGTCGAGTCGCCCCTTCATCTTTGTAGGGCAAGAAAAGATGCTGTTGTTCAAAGTGTAATTGCAGGGTATGAATCAACGCTTCTTTTTTCATACGAGTTGTATTAAACGGTTTTATCGGCAAGTCGCTAATTTCATTTAGAACTTGATTGAATGCCATTGCGAAGTTGTTTGTTTCCAATTCAATAATGACTGGACTAAAACGAGCATTCAATTCAATGATTTTGTCAATTTGAGAATTGAAATCCATGCCCTTTTCGTGATGAACATGAACAATGTGTTTTTTCCTATTTTCATCCATAGCAACAACCATCATACAGGTGTAATCCGCTTTTCGGTTTGCGCTAATTGCAGGATCCCAACCGATGTAATAGGAGTATTCACCGCCATCAATCGGATAATATGACAAGGCCAAAGTCTCATCCTTTGCTTTTTCTATGACTTCTTCAGGGAATAAACTCGCTTCGCTGGCAATCGGTTTGCATAGATATTCTCTTGTAAATGCAATAGAAGTCATTTCACTGCGCCGTGTATTCAGTGCATCAAGCGACCACCGTTCCTCCCAAAGAGGCTTACCAGTTTTTTCATCAATTGCTGGATATTCATTAACGCAATAACCATCTAATTTTTTCAATTCGGAATACAAATCTGTATAGGAAAAAGGTGTTCCAACAATACAAAGTTGAGCCGTGTGGTGGAGGACAGGCAACAATGCAGTGTAAAACCATGTTGAAATTGAACTAAGTTGAGTTTGTGCTTCGCTTGATAAAATGTCATCAAGAACTACGATTTGAGGGTGCGCCCCACGAACCGCTTTACCGACGGACATTGCTCGAATAGAGGATTTGTTTGTCATTTTGAATAGTTGCTTCGCCCACCCGCGAGCAGGCTTTAGATGAGCCAATGCAGGCGTAGTCATTATCAATTCATCCATTTTTGACATGTGATCGATAGATTGGTGTTGGCTGTGCGAAAAGAAAAGAACTTCGGTGCCGGGATTGTAAGCCATTTTCCAAAGCAAATAGCAACGGAAAAAAACAGATTTGCCATGATCACGACTGGCTATAACGCAGGTTTTTGTATTTTTTTCCGCATTATCATACCATTCGTTGTGAAAATGAGCCAACTGAAAACCGCAAATGTCTTCAAAAAAGAATTTGAAATCTCTACGCCCCATGTCGAAATCGACTTTAGCGGCAATATCGCTTAATCCAGACATAATAATCACTCAAGCATATTTGGAGGGAGGTTTGGCAATGCCGAGGTTTTGTCATTATATTCTTTTATACCGTATGGTGCTTGTAAATAAGTCAATAAATTCCTTTCACTATCTCCATCAAGGGCATCACTGCCACGAAGTTGCACACCCAAAGGAACCGAGTATCCCCCTGCTTTGTCTGTATTACCTGCCGAAATAGTTGCTGTTTCGTCTTGGTCTGGTTGAGTAAGTAATGATTGCATTAACTCTCTTAACATTCCTTTATCCATTCCGGTATCATTGACATTTACTATATCGCCGCCGGGAGAATCCTTTGCCGTTGCTGATTTAATCCTCGATGCCAATTCTTTAATTGACATTTCAACATTTTTGACTCCAAAATTTTCTCCTATATCCCCAAAAGTAGTCTCCAACAATTGATTCGCCATTGGTCTTCTTTTCGTCTTGTTTGCCATTAGTGGCTCATGAACATGAATTTGATGCAAACCTCTATTTACGCCGGGAACCCCAGTCATGTTCATTTCATACCCTAATTTCAACCCACCTTTAGGCAAAGCCGATGTTCGCGTTGGATCGTGATACAAAATTGGTCGGCCAAATTGAGGCTTAGGCAATTTAAGTGTTCCAAACGGGTTTCTATTTCTACTTTTTAGGCCAGTTGCGGCTAAAAATGCTTTGAAATCGCCGTCGTCTTTGTATGTTTTTCCATCAACATTCCAAGAATTAAGAGGGTGTTTTGCGGCATTGGCTTTCATTCCACTTAGCCCTGTATTGAAGTGCAAGAACCTATCGCTTCCAGTCGGTGCGGGCGGTTTCAACATTATAGGCATTCCCTTATTATTCATTAACTTATCACTGCCAAAGGAAAGTGGGGGGTCTTTAATCGCCAATAAGTCATCCAATGAAAGTTTTTCTGGTCGAGCAAAAGCCAGTGACATATGGCTTGGATTTAATGCTTGAGCAATACTTGGCCGACCTTCTCTATCTGTCAAGAAGTCTATATCCTCGGCTACCGGCCTAAGAAACCCAAAGTCCGATAGACTTAGTGATTTTTTAATTCCCGGTTTTTTACCTCGAAAAGTGCCATATTTGGGTTCGGTGTTCACCGCCCGTTCCTCAAAATACTGGTTCAACAACGAGCGTTCACTTTTTTTTTTAGGATTTTTAGGTTGTTTGCCACTGGCGACGGTCTTAGCGGTGGTTTTCTTAGCCGGTGCTTTCTTTGCCGGTGCTTCGCCGCCTATGCTGTCTTGAATTCTTTTCGGCAAACCCTTTGGGTTAAATTGCTTTACTGCATCAGGATTGTTTCTCAAGAAGTCAAGTGAAGCCTCGTTGCCTTGCATAGCCCCTTGTATGTGTTTGCTGTATTCCGTGTAAGGAACGCCGCCACTGGCAATAT